CAGAGAAAATATAATTATTAAAGATATTATTGCTAATTTTATTCAATTTAAAAGTTCTAAATTTAATGATATTTTAAATTATTTAAATTCTAAAGTTATTACTAATACTAAAAATAGTATAAATAAAACTATTAATATTAATAATTTAAATATTAGTCTTAAACAAGGGGGTTTACACAGTCAAGATTTACCAGGAATATTTGAATCTAATGATAATTATCAAATAATTGACTTTGATGTAGATTCTTTTTATCCATCAACCATCTTATTATTAGAACTTTATCCTGAACATTTAGGTAAAGAATGGTTAGAAGGTTATAAAAAAATATTTCATCAAAGAATTTATGCTAAAAAACATCGTAAAGAAGATAAGAAGTATGAGACTATAAATGAAGCACTTAAACTTTCACTTAATGGTTCATACGGTAAAACTGGAGAAGAAAAATCATGGCAATATGATCCTTTAGTAACTATGTCTGTAACATTAAATTGTCAATTATTTATATTAATGATAGTTGAAGAATTATTATCTAATAAATTTAATGTAATAAGTTTAAATACAGATGGATGTACTATATTATGTGAAATTAATAAATTAAATGAATTAAGAAATATCTTTAATAATTTTACTTTACAATATAAATATACTTTTGAAGAAACTCTTTATAAAAAATTAATTAGAACATCAGTAAATGATTATATAGCTTTAAAATCTAATAATTCTATTAAATTAAAAGGTGATTTTGAAATAGATAAAGATATTCATAAAGATCCATCTAATAGAATTAGAGCAATAGCATTAGCTATATATTTTATAGAAGGAATATCTATTGAAGAAACTATTAATAATTCACAAAATGAATATAAAATTGGTTCAGAAATATTTAAAGGATATGGAATATTTGATTACGTATTATATGTTAAAGCTAAATCTGATCAATATTATAATTATATAGAACCTATTGACAATTCATTCTTATTAAAAACTAGTTTATTACCTAAAAATATTAGATATATTATATCAAATAATGGTGGTAAAATAATTAAAATATATAAGAAAGATAATTCAGAAGAAGTTGTTAATAGTGGATATAAAGCTATAATTGCTAATCTAATAGAAGATAATAATATTAAGAATTGGGACATTAATTATCAATTTTATATTGATGAATGTATGAAAATTATTAATAATATTACTGCTATTGAAGTACCTAAATATAAGGGTAAGATAAATAAAAAGAAACAAGATTATTCACAACAAATTAATTTATGCTAAAAAAATTAAAAATAAAAGTATTAAACTATATTAAGAAGTTTTTAGAAGATCCAGAATATAGTGAATTTAGTCCTAAGAAAACAAGAAATTTAAGAGCTGTTAGTTTTGAATCTAAATATCCATTAGGTAATGATAAATATGAAGAATATCTATTTCAATGTACTGAATGGAACAATGGTGAAGGATATGATATAACTATTGATACTTTTAATGAAGTAAATAAAAATAATACTGAAAAATATTTAAAATTACATTTAAATGAAATAGAAGGTATTATTGCTTGTTTAGATTATATGAATCATTTTTATATTGATGAATAATGGAAATATTAATTAGATATGGTTATTTACCAGAACAATTTGAAGTATGGCAATTAGAATTATGGGAGTATCAAGAACTCTGTAAAACTGAATTAAATATTATTGTATAATGGAAAGAAGATTAGCTCATATAGAAATAATTACAGATTTGCAACCTATAAAAGATGCACAAAATATTGAAGTAGCAACAGTATTAGGTTGGCAATGTGTTGTTAAAAAAGGAGAATTTAAGCTTAATGATAAAGTAATTTATATTGAAGTTGATTCTGTAGTTCCTGATAATCCTGAATTTGAATTTTTAAGAGATAGAAAATTTAGAATTAGAACTATTAAATTAAAAGGTCAAATTTCAATGGGATTAATATTGCCTTTATCAATTATAAAAGATATAGTTTCTCCACCTTTTAATACTTGGTATATAGGAATGGATGTAACAGAACAATTAGGTATAACTAAATATTTATCTCCTTCTGAAAGAGAAGAAAATGATATTATTCAAAAGAAATTACTTAATGAATCTAATAAACTAAAGAAATTCTTAATGAGATATTCTTGGTTTAGAAAATTCTTTTTAAGTAGGAAACAAAAAGAAGGATTTCCATATTGGGTAAGTAAAACAGATGAAGAAAGAATACAAAATATTCCACAAGTATTAGAACAATTTAAAGATAAAGAAGTTTATGTTACTGAAAAAATAGACTATCAATCGGGAACTTGGACTGGTAAATTAATTCCTAATACAATTCCTATAATAGGTAAATTATTACCTAAGAAATATAAATTTGTAGTTTGTAGTAGAAATTTAATGACTAATGATAAAAACTCTTTATATTGGAAAATTGCAGAGAAATATAATTTAGAACAAATACTTAAAACTAATCCTAATCTTACTATACAAGGTGAACAAGGTGATACTAAAGTACAAGGTAATAAATATAGTATTACAGAACCTACTATGTGGGTGTTTAATATTATAGACCATGAAAAGAATTATCATTATAATAGAGAAGATTTAATAAGATTTTGTAATAAAAATAAATTACAATTTGTACCAATGCTCTGTTTAAAAGATAAAGTAATAAATGGACAACTTAATAATTGGTATCAATTTAAATTATCAGAATTAGGTTCAACAGTACAAGAATTGGTTGAATTTAGTAAAGGTAAATCTATATTAAATAATAAAGTAGATAGAGAAGGTATAGTTGTAAGATGTATTGAAAATGGTAAAAAGATATTAAGTTTTAAAGTTATAAATCCTAATTTTCTACTAAAATATGAGTAATTTAAGAATACCAAAAGACTTTTTTATTTGTAGTGGACAAGGTAGCTCTATAAATACTTGTCATGCAGGAAGTTACCATCGTATGTTAGATATGATGGGAATTTCTGGGCAGAATATTATGACTTATTCATCAGTATTACCTTCTTGTGCTAATGAAGTTGAAAAACCTACATGGTTAAAACATAAAGATTATAGAGGAGCAGTATTAGAATGTATTATGTCAGTATGTAATGGAGAAGAATCTCAATTATTATCTGCTGGTATTATCTATGCTTATACTTATGAAGATAAAGAATTAATCCAATGTACAGGTGGATTAGTATGTGAAATTAATGGTAATTATTCTGATGAAGAATTAGAATATAAATTAGAAACTGCTTTGAATGAAATTCATCAAAGCGGGTTTAATGAAGAATATTTAGGTTCACCTACTATTATTAAAAGAAGTTTTACTCCACAGGAAAGATATGGTTCAGTAGGAGTAGCATTATGTTTTATAAATTATAAAGATGAATAATTTACTATTATTAGATTGGGATTCAGCATGTTTTCATTCTGAATCTCTATCTTTATCTGAATTAATACAACAAATGGATAATAGAATTAAAGACTTATTAACTAAGTTTAATACTAATTATTATTTGATGTTTCTAACTAAAGGTAAGGAATCATTTAGATATAAGATTTATCCAGAATATAAAGCTAATAGAAAAGGCAAAATATATCCTAAATATACATCTTTATTAAAAGAATATTGTATAGCAGAATATAATGCTATTCCTTGTTATGAAATAGAAGCTGAAGATGCTTGTGTACTTCATTATAATTATTATAAATCTTCTACTGAATTTAATCCAATTATATGTGCTATTGATAGTGATTTAACTACAATTGAATGTGAACAATTGTATAATTACAGAACACATAAGATGAAGTCTATTAGTAAAGAAGAAGCCTATTATAATTTATGTAAATATATAATGCTTGGACAACAAAAAGATAATATTCCAAATTTTCGTAAAGGATTTGGTGAATCTAAATGGAATAATCTCTATAATTCTTTTAAAAATATTCCAAGAACTAATTCTAATTTAAATATTACATTACTAGGACAAGTATCAATATCTTATATGTTAGGTATTAGTAAAGGATTTTGTGGAAAATCTTTTGAAGGTTATGATTCTGAAGAAGGTAAAAAAAGATTTAATATCAATTATCAATTAATGAAAATATTATCTAATAAAGAAGATTGTAAAGATGTTGGAGTAAATTATAAAATATATGAACCATGCAAACTAAACTTATTATTTTAGGTAATTTAACATTTAATATTGAATATAATAAAATTATTGAAAATAATATTAGTTTTATTGATATTATCAGTATTAATCTAATAACTCATTCAGAAATTTCTACTGAAACAACTGTATTAAATGTTACTGATTTATGTGAAGAAACTTATCGTTACATTTCGGGTAGATTTATTACTTTAATTACTTATTTTAAATTAATGTTAAAGGAGTGAATAGCTTAAAAATAAATGAAAAAATCATTCATTATGGATGTACAAATGCCAGAGAACTTATAATTCAAAGAAAAGGATTACAAGTTATATCTCAAAAAAAAGAGATATTAAAAATTGATAATTATATTATTCATAAAGGAGATGAATTAATTGATAATTTTCAATTAGATGATACAATATTTCCAATTAGATTTAAAATAAATGATTGGATTATAAATGAAACTCATATAAGATGTTATGAAGAAAAAATAAATGATTCTACAATATTTTTACTTCCATTATTAAGTTTTACTAAAAAACAATTATTATTTGATTGGTTAATAAATGCTTATTGTTTATATAATAATTTAAAAGAATCATATAAAGTTGATAAAAATAGTAAATTATGGTTAAAATATAGATTTAATTCTACCAATCAATTTCTTGAATTTGAACAACAAATTAAAACTTATAAAAATTATATAGGAAAATTTGATAATATTGATAAAAGATTTACTACATTTGTATTTAAATTAGATAATTTAGATATAGATAAATTTTTTGATGGTAAATATCAAGAATTTTCAAAATTTTCAATATCATTAATTAAAGAATTTCATGGTTATACAAAAGATAGTATTGAAATGAAAATACTTAATAATGATGTACAATTAAGAAAAAAAATGTGTGATGAATTAGGTTGTATAATACCATCTGATATATCACTTAGAAGTAAATTTTCTCATTATAAATATAATGAAACTTTACAATAATGTTTGAAATAAATAAATTAATAACTTGTATTAGATGTGGAACTGAATTAATTGGTTCTATATCTAAACAATGTCCTAAATGTGAAATGTTATATAAAGAATATATAGAAGTAGAACAAGATAAAACATTTAGAGTTACTTCTATAACATTTCTAGTTAAAGTTAAAGATTATTCAATTCCTAAATGGACTTTAAATTAATATGGAAATAAAAATTAATATAGTTGAAATAGCAACTAAATTAGCCGCAGATAAAACTACAATGTTATGTATGTTAAATGCTATTGAAGAATGGGATAATAGTGATTCAGATACAGAATTTTATACAGAACAAGCTCAAGATATATTTAATAAACAATATGATTATTTTTATAATATTTTAAATAATAATAAATTATGAGCACAACTTA